CTCCGCCGCCGCGGCGGGAACTTCCGCTAGCCCCCAGGGCGGCCCCGCACCCCGCGGGGCCGCCCCACCTGAAAGGCACGACATGACCGCACCGCTGAACGAGAACGCGACCACCGTCGCCGTTGACGTCATGCCCGACGGCACGTACGCCGTCGGCGTCCACTACGGCCCCGACCACTCCATCGCCCTGAACCCCCTCCAGGCCCTCACCTACGTGATCAAGCTGTACCGAGTCGCCTCCAGCGCCGAATACGGCGCTGCAGTTCTCGCCCAGCTGTCCACTCTCGGCATCGCCGACGACAAGGCCCTGCCCACCGTCGGCGAAATCCTCGGCAAGGCCTGGGACGGCCTCGACCTCGCCAAGACAATCCACGCCATCCCGGTCATCAGCGCGACCGGCCGTCGCCCGCATGTGCGCTTCGACCTGGAAGGCAAACCCTTCGCCCACATCCAAGTCCCCGCGGAGGACGCCCGCAAGCACGCCGCCGCCGTCCAGCACGCCGCCGCGAACGTCCTCCTCGACACCGAATACCACCGCTACCTCCGCGGCCCCCTGAACCTCCCGGACGACCGCGCCCGCAACCTCGTGGCCGACCTCGCCCACCACCGCATCCAGTGAACCGACCGGCGGCCCCGCCGGAAGCGGGGTCGCCCTCGACCCGGAAAGGCCCAAGCTCTGATGCGCACATTCACGACCAACTACCTTGAGCGCGACCACAAACGGAAGCGGGGCGGACTGCTCAACCGCGGATACTGGATCCACGACATCCCGCGCCCGATCCTCCGCTGCCGCTGGTTCGGGCACAAGCCCGTCGTCGACGGCTACGACTCGCGCGTCGCCAGCGACTCGCACCGCTGGATCGCCTGCGACCGCTGCGGCGAACGACCCGAACCCCAAGGCACCCTCGACCCCGCTCACTGGAACCTCGGCGAGCCGTACACCGGCACCTTCGACGGCGGGTTCTCCGCCGGCCACGTCGTCCAGCGCTGGCCCGGCGCCTGGCCGAAGTCCACCTTCGAGTTCCACTGCCAGCTCGTCCTCGGCGGCCACTACAGCGGCTTCGGCGCCCAGCTCAAAATCGGCAACTGTGGCTCCGAGAACGCGCTCGGCGGCCACCTCCACCTCGGCCGACTCTTCGGCATCTACTGGTCCACCGGCGACCTCGGCCGCGGCATCCAGCGCCGCCTGAACCCCACCGGCTACGAGTCCAAGATCTTCGACCTCTCCGCCGACTACGGCCGCCTCTCCTGGAAGCTCTGGGCTGGCCGCAACGGCGACGCCCGCCACCTCCCGCGCTGGCGGGACGGATCGATCCGATACCGGCTCCTCGACGTCGTGCTGGGCCCCAAGCGGTACGAGTACGAGGACATCGGCGAACCCGTGACCGCCACGCTCGGCCTGCCCCACGGCGACCGCTACGACCTCAAGCTCCAGCTGCGCCGCCGCTCCCGAGGACGCAGGCGCACCCGCTCCCGTTTCGACGGTTGGGATGTCGAATGGGACGCGCCCGGCGGTGGCATTCCCACCAAGCCCGGCTACCGCCGCGGCACCATCCACGGCTCCGCCGTCTCCATCGGCACGGTCAACCCCGCCAGCTCAGCATGGGTCCTCCAAGCCCTCGAACAGGTCCGCAACGACATCACGGCCATGCGCACCCGATACGACTACGTCCCTTCGCGGGAAGGCACCGAGCGATGAGAACCGTCCAGCCCGACCTGTTCGGCGAGTACGACGCACAGCAGGAGCGCGACCGGATCTCACGGCAACCCGCCACCTGCCCCCGCTGCGGCACCACCGAACCCAACGGGCTCCTGCTGACCATGAACCACGGCATGGAGCCCGGCGAGGACACCATCTGCGGGTGGGCGCGAGGCGAGCACCTGACCTACGGGGACCGGTGCATCGCGCAGGACCTCACGGCGAACCACATCCACTACGACGTCGTGCACGGCCTGGACGACAGCCTGGCGCGCTCCGTCGCCCGGGGCCGTGAGCTCGGCCTCGACACCGACGCGATCATCGCGCAGGCACGAACCGATCTCAAGCGCCGATAGGCCCCGTGGCGCTGACACGCACCAGCGCCGCCCGCCACCTCAACACCCGAACACCCTGGAGGACACCGTGAGCGAAACCCTCTGCCAGATCTGCACCCGGCCCCTCGCCGACGGCGCCGCCGTCTGCCCCCGCTGCGCCGCAAGCACACGCGACAGCCTCGCCTACGTCCTCGCCCGGCACCTGCTCGACGAGCTCGAGACCACCACGACCCGCCAAGTCCGGTACGGCTCCGGATCCGGCGGCCGCCGCGCCACCGACGAGACGCCCCTCCCGGTGAACCTCCGCGCCGGCCACGTCGAGGCCCGCACCCGGAACACCATCACCACGTGGACCCGGATCGTCCTCGACGGCCGCGGCACCACCCCCGAAGAGGTGTGGCCCGACATCGCCCCCCCGATCGGCCCCCTCTGCCAGCGCACCCCACAGTCGACCTGGTGCACGCACTCCTCGTGCCGCCGCATCGTCCAGGGCGTCCTCCCCGTCAACCTCGACCGCCTCGCCCAGTTCCTCCTCGACCGCATCGAGTGGATCCGCCACCAGGAGTACGCCGTCGTCGCCCTCTCTGACCTGGCGAAGATCCGGGGCGACATCGAAACCGTGTGCGACGCACCCCCGAAGTTGATCGCGCTCGGGAAGTGCGACGGGCTCCGCCCCGACGGGAGCGTGTGCGCCTCCGAGCTGCGCGCCCGCAAAGACGTCGCCGTGATCACCTGCCGCGGCTGCGGACAGCCCTACTCCGTGGCCGCCCGCATCGAGCAGCTGCTCCGCCGCGTCAATGCCCTACAGGCGACCGCGCCCGTCATCGCCCGCGTCCTCACGGACTGGATGGGCAAGCCGCTTCCGGTCGACACGATCCACCAATGGGGACGAGCACGCGGGAAGCAGCCCGCGAAGCTCCAGCGGCGCGGCACCGACCCGGCCACGAGACAGCCGCTCTACCGGCTTGGCGACGTGAAGTCGCTACACCAGCAGTCCATCCAGCGAGACATACTGAAGACGGCCCGCGCGGCAGAGAAGGAGGCCCAGGCAGCATGAGCGATGCCAACGAGGACCAGCGCTGGACCGCTCACTACCACCGCTGGCACGCCCCCGAAGCTCAAGAGTGCGACTCCCCTGCGGAGGCGTTCTCGGCCCTGATGTGGGGCGAGGAAAACTTCAGCCTCTCCGCCGACCGGATCACCAACCCGGACGGCAGCACACTCATTGAAGGCGACGAGCTGGATCGGCTCATCAACTCGGGCAGCCCCGCAGCGTTCGACGCGTGACTGAAGGAGCGTGATCCACGCCGCAGGTCTTGACACCGGATAGATCGTGTGTCAGTGTTGTCAACGTCAGGCTCGTGAAGTGTGTTCACGGGCCTTCGTTGTGTCCAGGGGTCCCACGCGGGGAGGTGCTCCTCGTGCCTTCCCGCATCCCCGACGAGGCCCGCGCCGCGATCCTCGCCGACATCGAAGCCGGCCAGCTCTCCCGCAACGCGATCGCCCGCGAACACGGTGTCTCCACCACTTCGGTCTCCCAGATCGCGAAGGACGCCGGGATCGAGCAGGCGTTCTCCCGGGAGAACACCCAAAAAGCGACCGAGGCCGCCGTCATCGACGCCAAGGCCCGCCGCGCCGCGCTGGCCTCCAATGCCCTCGACGGGGCGACCGCAGCGCTCGCCACCCTCCGCGAGCGCATCGCGAAGATGAGCGACCGCGACCTGATCACCCTGTTCGGTGTCGCCACCGACAAGCACGTCGCCCTGAACCGTGTCGACTCCGACGCGCAAGGACTCTCCGCCGTCGACGACTGGATCCGCCACATGATGGGCGAAGGCGACACGCCGCCGTGATCTACCAGCCGCTCGTCGGGAAGCAGCGCCGAGCGGTCGAGCTGACCACGGCGCGCGCGAACATCTACGAAGGCGCCGTTCGCTCGTCGAAGACCGTGTCGACCATGGTGCACTGGCTGAAACGTGTGCGGACCGGGCCGACCGCGCCGATGATCATGGTGGGCAAGTCCGAGAGGACCTTGAAAAGGAACGTGATCGACCCGCTCACCGACATGGTGGGCGCTTCCCGCTGCAAGCTCAAGTCCGGCGCTGGCGAGCTCGAGCTCCTCGGCCGCACGATCTACATCGCAGGCGCGCACGACGAGTCCTCAGCCGCGAAGATCCAAGGCCTCACCCTCGGCAGCGCCTACGGCGACGAGGTCACCACGTGGCCGGCCTCGTTCTACAAGATGCTCATGACCCGCCTCAGCGTCCCCAACGCCGAGTTCGTGGGCACGACCAACCCGGCCAGCCCGAACCACTGGCTGATGGACCTCCTCAAGCGGGCGTCCCTCCACCTCGACCGCGACGGCAACCTGATCCGCAACGAGACCGCCGACGCGATCAACCTGCACCGGTTCACGTTCCAACTCTCCGACAACCCGTCCCTGACGCCCGAGTACATCGCGGACCTCACCAAGGAATTCACGGGCCTCTTCTACCGCCGGTACGTGCTCGGCGAGTGGGTCCTGGCTGAGGGCACCGTCTACGAATCCTGGGACCCGGGCCGGCACGTCGTGTCGACACTCCCGCACATCGACAGATGGCTCGGCGTTGGCCTCGACTACGGCTCGACGAATCCGTTCGCGGCGCTCGCCGCGGGCATCGGCACCGGGCCCGACGGCATCCGCCGCGTCTACCTCACCAGCGAGTACGGCTACTCCTCGGCGAAGGCGGGCCGCCAGATGGCGCCCGCCGAGTACTCGAAGGCCGTCCGCGCCTGGCTCAAGGACACGCAGATCCCCGGCCAGCCCGGCAAGGGCATCCCCGCCCCATGGATCTATGTCGACCCGGCCTCCGATTTCGGCACCCAGTTGTACTACGAGAACCGGGACCACCCCGAGCAGGTCCTGAACATCGCGAACGCCGACAACGACGTCCTCGCCGGCATCCAGACCGTGTCGTCCCTGATCGCGACCGACCGGTTCCGCGTCCACGACTCCTGTACCGGATGGATCGATGAGGCCGCGGGCTACTCGTGGGACCCCAAGGCCACGGAGCGCGGCGAGGACAAGCCCCTCAAAGTCGGCGACCACTACATGGACGCCGGCCGCTACATCCTCCACTCCGAGGCCCACAAGATCCGCCGAGCCCTCGGCCTACTCACCTGAAGGAGGTGCCCGTGCCGCTCCCCGACAAGTCGATCGCCTGGCCTCCCGAGGAATACGCCCCCGCGCTGGCCCAGTTCGCCGACTTCGACGCCTGGTGGTCCGGGAACCCCGACAAGCTCGGCCGCGTCTACCAGCGCCGCGACACGCTCGCCCCCAAGACCCGGCCCTCGCAGCTGCGCGGCGGCGTCGTCGGCACCCTCTCGCGCTGGTTCTGGGGTGCACCCGTGCAGCCCGGCCAGCGCCGTACCGCCGTCCACATGCCGCTCCCGGCCGACATCGCCACCGCCTCCGCGGATCTCCTCTTCGCCCGGCCGCCGTCGTTCAAGTTCAAGAACAAGGAGACGACGACCGCCTGGGAGACCCTCGACGACCAGATGCGGCTCACCTCCCGCCTGCATGAGGCCGCCGAGGTCGCCTCGCCGTTCGGCGGCGTGTTCTTGAGGACGACGTTCGACAAGGAACTGTGGGACCACCCGATCCTGTCCGCCGTCCACGCCGACTCCGCGTTCCCCGTGTTCCGATGGGGCCGCCTCGTCGCTGTCGTGTTCGTCCGCGAGCTCGGCGACGACGGCACGAAGGTCACCCGCTACCTCGAACGGTACGAACTGCTGGGCGCGAAGGGTGCCCGGTCCGCGTGGGTGTTCCACGGCGTCTACGTCGGCACCCGCGACAAGCTCGGCCGCCGCGTCGACCTCGGCGCGTTCGAGGACACCCGCGGCCTCGCCGACGCCATCGACCTGGAAATGCCGGTCCTGCCCGTCGCCTACGCCCCCAACATGTACCCGTCCCGCGACGACCGCGGGTCCGAGCTCGGCCGGTCCGACTTCGAAGGCTGCACGGGCCTGTTCGACAACCTCGACGAGACCGCCTCCTCGCTCATGCGGGACGTGCGCCTCGGCAAGAGCAGGGCGTTCGTTCCCGAGGGGTTCCTCCAGTCGATGGGCCGTGGCGCTGGCGCTACTTGGGACCCCGACAACGAGCTGTACGCCTCCCTCGACATCCCGCTGACCTCCGATGCCGCAGGCATCACGGTGCAGCAGTTCGCCATCCGCGTGCAGGAGCACGTCGAGACCATGCACACGTGGGCGCGCGCCGCTGTCCACACCGCCGGGTACTCCGCGTCGACGTTCGGGCTCGAGCGTGAAGGCGGCGGCGACACGACTGCGACCGAGGTCAACGACCGCAAGTCCCGGTCGGCGCGCACGTACGAGAAGAAGTCCGGGTACTGGGGTGAGGCGCTGCGCGAGGTCGCGGCCGCCGCCCTGTGGACCGCGAAGGTCCAGTTCCGGCTCGACGTCGACCCGAGCGACCTGCCCAAGATCGAGTGGCCGCCGTTCGCCGAACCCGACCCGCTTCGCGACGCCCAGACGCTGCAGGCGCTCCGGGCCGCGGGCGCGATCTCCCGGTTCCTCGCCGTCAAGGCGCAGCATGACGACTGGGACGACAAGCAGATCGAGGACGAGGTCAAGCGGATCGAGGACGAGGACAAGGCCCTCACGAACCCCGACACGTTCACCGGCGGCCCCTTCACCCCGCCCAGCAACGGATCCGAGCAGGACACCGACGAAGACGCCGAGACCGACGACGAGGAGCCCGAGGGCGAGGCGTAGGCCATGCCCGTCTCCCGCGACCTCGCCGCCGACCTCGCGACCACCGTCGTCGACCTCTACACCGACCTTGAGACCCGCCTCGCCCAGAACATCGCGGCCGCGCTCGCCCGCGGCATCGAATCCCCTGACTGGGCCACCGAGAAGCTGAACGCGCTGCAGGCGTTCAACCGCCGCCAGCGCGTCATCGTCGAGCAGCTGCAAGGCCCGATGCGCGACCGCGTCGCCCAGTCGCTCGTCATGGCCTACTACCGCGGCGGTGTCGCGGCCGTCGACGAGGTCGCGCGCTGGCAACCGAGCCTGCTCGAACGCCTCGCCGCCGGGAACAAGGCACTCCCCAGGCTCGACAAGATCGCCCGGCAGCGCGAGGCCGCGATCTGGGCCGAGACCGCGCGGCTCCGCGCCGCGCTACCGGGGATCGATGCGATCCAGCGTCTCGCGTGGACCCTCACGTCGAAGCTGTCGGCGACGCACACGCCGCTCCTGCGCTGGGCCGACGACGTGTACCGCCAAGTGGTCGCGGAGACCGCGCTCGTCGACGTCCTCGCAGGCACCAAGACGCGGCTGCGCGGCGCACAGGTCACCTGGGAGAGGTTCCTCGGGCAGGGCGTGAAGGGCTTCACCGACGCGTCCGGTCGCCGCTGGGAGCTCGCCTCCTACGTCGAGATGGCGATGCGCTCCGGGTCCGCGCAAGCGTCCGTCGAAGGGCACATGGACCGGCTCGCCGACGCCGGCATCGACCTCGTCATCGTCAGCAACGCCGCCCAAGAGTGCAAGCTGTGCCGCCCGTTCGAAGGCAAGGTGTTGGCGCGCTCGGGCCCGACCGGGCGAATCCAGGTGCCGCACGCGACCGACGACCGCATGGTCACCGTCGACGTGGTCGACACCGTCACCGGCGCGATCCGCGCTGGCCTCCTGCACCCGAACTGCAGGCACAACTTGTCCGGCTACTTCCCGGGCGCGACCACCGTCCCAACGCACACCCAAGACCCGCAAGGCGATCGGAACCGGCAGCGGCTCCGCTCCCTCGAGCGGAGCCTGCGCCGCGCGAAGATGCGCGCCGAGGCCGTCATCGACCCCGACGCCCGCAAGCCGCTGAACGCCCGCGTCCGCGCCCTCCAAGGCGAGATCCGCGAGCACGTGCGCGACACCGGCCTCGTCCGTCAACCGCAGCGCGAGCAGATCGGGCAGGCCCGGTGACCTACTCGCCCGACCATCCCAGATCCAGACACACGCTGGCGAGCTCATCCAGTGGCACCTGGTATGCCGTCGCCGAACCGCCGACAGCCGCCGCGATCTCGTCCGACGGCGCCTGAATCTCCGGAACCTCTGAGGCGGCCGCCGCGTCGGCGATCTCCTGCAGCGTCTCGTCCCGAACGTCCTCCGGGTAGCCGTCCGCCGACCACTGGGCGGTCTTATCGCACGCGGTCTGCGCGGGCGCGTCGAGGTCGCCGTCGGCCTCGGGTTCATCCTCACCGCTGCACGCGGCCAGCGCGAACACGCAGGCCACGGCCAGCACCATCACGGCACGTCTCATACGGGGCTCCAATCCAGGGGGTCACTTCCCCGTCACCGTATCGAGGTTTCGCCACTCACGCTTCCCCCGCACGGGGGCAGACCAGTATCCGACCGCCTGAAGCCGCACGGCCGACGGCTCATCCCGCACGGGAGAGAACCACATCATGAACAGGTACCTCCGGCGCCTCATCGCGCGCGGCATCATCCCCGCCGGCCTCGGCCTGCGCTCCGACGAAGGCCACCCCTCCGGGGGCGGCGGCTCGGGCGACGGCACAGGCGCTGGCGACGACGAGGCCGCGAACGACCAGGGCGCGAACGCGAACGGCGACAACGACCAGGACGGCGAGGGCGCCCCCAAAGGCGACGACACCGACTGGAAGAAGGCGTCCCGCGAATGGGAGAAGCGCGCCAAGGCCAACGCCAAGGCCGCCGAAGAGCTGGAAAAGCTCAAGGCCTCCCAGATGTCCGAACAGGAGAAGGCCGTCGCCACGGCAAAGGCCGAAGGTCGCGCCGAGGCCATGAAGTCCGCGGGCGTCAAGCTCGCCGCCGCCGAGCTCAAGTCGGCGGCGAAGGACAAGGGCGTCAACCTCGCCGACCTCATCAGCGCCGACCTGATCAAAGTCGAGTCGTTCGTCGATGAGAAGGGCGACGTCGACTCGAAAGCGATCGAGAAGGCCGTGGCCGCGTTCGCGAAGGCCGCGCCCGCCCCGACGCCCGGCAAGTCCGGAGCGCCGATCCCCGGCGGATCCGGGGGCCGGTCCAACACCACACCCACACTCGACTCCGCCGTGGCTGCACGCTACGGCACGTAGCCAAGGAGATAGATCATGCCGGTCACACTGGCCCAGGCCCGACTGAACGCGGTCGACGACATCGACGTCGCGGTCATCGACGAGTTCCGCAAGTCCAGCTGGCTGCTGGACTCCCTGACGTTCGACAACGTCGTCAACCCCGCCGGTGGCGGCGCGACCCTCACCTACGGGTACACGCGCCTGGTCACGCAGAGCACGGCCGCGTTCCGCGCGATCAACGCCGAGTACGTGCCGCAGGAAGCGACCCGGGCGCGCTACACCACGGACCTGAAGGTCCTCGGTGGGTCGTTCCAGGTCGACCGCGTGCTCGCGGAGATCGGCCCCGCCGTGTCCGGCGAGGTCGCGCTCCAGATGCGACAGAAAATCAAGGCCGCGCAGGCGACCTTCTCTGACGCCGTGATCAACGGCGACACCGCGGTCAACGCCAACAGCTTCGACGGCCTGTCCAAGGCCCTGACCGGCTCCGGTACGGAGATCGACGGTTCCGCAGCCAACTGGACCACCGTCAACTCCCAGGCGACCGCCGTCGCCGCCCAGGCGCTGCTGCGCCGCATCATCGCCGTCATGGACGGCCAGCCCGACGCGCTGCTCATGAACGCGGACGCGCTCGCCGCCCTCGAGACCATCGGCGACTTCGCGTCCTCGCTGGACTCCCGCGAGTTCTTCGGACGCACCATCACCACGTGGCGCGGCATCCCGCTGATCGACCTCGGCGACAAGGCGGGCAGCACCGACCCGATCATCCCGACCGACCCTGTCACCGGCGACACCGACATCTATGCCGTGCGCCTCGGGCTCGACGCGTTCCACGGCATCTCCACCACCGGCGGGAACCTGGTGCGCCAGTTCCCGCCCGACTTCACCACGCCCGGCGCCGTCAAGACCGGCGAAGTCGAACTCGGCCCGGTCGGCGTCGCCCTCAAGGCGACCAAAGCGGCCGCGGTGCTGCGCGACGTGCAGGTGGTGGTCCCGTGACCGTGATCTACAGCCCCGAGAAGGGATTCACCGGCCCCGGGGTGGGCGGCCTGCACTTCGAGGACGGCCGCGCCGAGACCGACGACAAGGCCATCATCCGCTACGCCCGCAAAGCCGGGTACGGCATCGACGAGGAAGCCAGCGCCCAGGAGTCTCCCGAGCAGCCCGACGCGCGCGACTTCGCCGAGGCCGAGCAGATCGGGACCCGCCTGCGCGACGCCGCGGTGGACCCGCGCGAGTCGGACTTCCTCCCGCCCACGAACGCCGGCGAGGCCGACCCGCACGGGCCGCTCGTCGTCGCTCCGGGCATCCACGCCGCCGAGACCGGCCCGATCCACCCCGGCGACGTCCACGTGGACGACCCCGAGCTGCAGGAGGCGCAGGAGACCGCGCTGACCGAGGCCGTGTTCGTCCAGGGCGAGGACGTCACCGAGGCGACCCGCGCCGCGGCTGGCAAGGACACGGTCCAGCGCCCGGCGCAGTCCGCAGCGAAGGCCGACTGGGTCGACTACGCGCTGCACGCCAACGCCGAGCTGTCCCGCGAGGAGGCCGAGGCCATGACCAAGGCCGACCTCATCGAGACGTACGGCACCGACGACACGAACAAGGAGGCGTAGGAGATGCCGAAGTACGAGTTCCGCAAGGGCGGCAAGGTCATCGAGAAGATCGAGGCCAAGCACGGCGGGCACGAGGACACGCGCCTCGGGCTCGCCGCCGCCGACAACCGGTCCGAACGGGACGGCTGGGTGAAGGTCGAGTCCTTCACTGATCCGAAGGCCAAGCAGGCCGACGAGAACAAGGCGGCGTAGCGATGGCGGCGCCGGTCTACGCGACCACCGTGGAGTACGAGGCGAGCCCCTACGGGTTCGCTGAGGCCCCGGCCGATCTCGCAGGCCGGCTCGCCATCGCTTCCCGCGAGATCGACGCGCTGCTGCTCACCGCCGTCTATGACGTCGGCGTCAACGAGCAGCCGACCGTGGCCGCCGAGGTGGAGGCGATCCGCGAGGCCACCATCGCGCAAGCGAGCTTCGACATCGACCCGAACGCGGGCGCGGCCACGACCGGCGGGATCCCGGCCGGGTACACCGCCGTGTCCGCCGGACCGATCTCCCTCACAAAGGCCGACACCGGCACCGGACCGGTCATCCGCAACGGCATTGCCTACCCGCGGACCGCCGTCATGCTGCTGCGTCAGGCCGGGCTCCTGCCCGGCCGGATCGGCATGGTCTGACGTGGCGGTCTCGATCTCGTTCCTAATGGTGCACACGGTGACCGTCGAACCCTACGAGGGCGAGAAGGGATCCGGCCCGAAGTACGGGCCCGGCGCGCCGATCAAGTGCCTGATCACCGAGGTCCGCAAGCTCGTCCGCGACTCGACGGGGAAAGAGGTCGTCTCGGAGCGCGGGTTCATCTGCGAGCCCGGGGAGGCCATCAAGCCCGACGACATGGCGACCATCCGCGGCCGCCGCACGAAGGTCCTCGCCGTCGGCCTCGTCGACGGCGGTGGCCTGCCGACCCCCGACAACATCGAGGTGTCCTGTGCCTAACCCGAAAGCGAAGATCAAGTGGAACGGCGGCGAGGTCCTGAAGCGCCAGAAGGCCGCGGGGACGCGGGCGCTGCAGCACGGGACGGAGTTCCTGCTCGGCGAGTCCCGGCCGCTCGTCCCGGTCGAGGAGGGAGAACTGGCCCGCTCCGGCACCGCCAGCGTGGACCCCGGGCAGCAGAAGGGCGCGGTCTCCTACGACGAGCGCTATGCGGTCGACCAGCACGAGAACCTCGAGTACTACCACGACGACGGACAGGCGAAGTACCTCGAGGAACCGTTCATGGACGCGGGCAACCAGGCGACGCTCGCGAAGATCGCGCAGACCGAGCTGAAACGGGCCCTCTCGTGATCTTCGACGAGGCGATCGCGCACCTCCTCGACGAGCTCGAGCTCGGGACGTACACACCCGACGCGGTCGGCGGCACCATCTTCGTCCCCGACCTCCCCGACTCGCCCGATCTCGTCATGGCCGTCCGCAGCTACCCCTCCAGCCCCGGCAACGCCAAGTTCGGATGGGACTCGCCCGCGTTCCAGGTGACCGTCCGCGGCCCGGCCGGTGACTTCCGGACCGGCGGCGACCTCGCCCAGGACGTCTACCTCAAGCTGCAGGGCCTCGGCCGCCGCGACCTCGCCGACGGGTCACACCTGCTGCTGTGCACTGGCGCCCAGTCTGCGCCCGTGTTCACCTCTCGTGACCAGAACGGCCGCCCCCGGTGGGCCGTCAACTTCCGCGCCGAGACCGAACGCTCGGCCGCACCGAACCGACACTAAGGAGCACGCGATGACGCGCAAGATTCTGGCGCGGGACTGGATCTTCCAGGTCTCCGACGGCGCCACCCCGACCCCCGCCTACCTCGAGATCGGCGGCATCAACTCGTTCGAGATGGACCCGAACGCGAACAACGCCGCCATGGAGACCACCGACTTCGCCTCGGCCGGCGAGTACGAGGGCACTCAGGTGCAGCGCGGCGGCCAGCTCTCCTTGGAGGGCATGGTCGACCGCGGCATCGACGGCGCGACCCCCGACGTCGGGCAGGTCCGCGTAGACGAGCTCGGTCGCCTCGTCGCCTACGCCGCGCTTGGCACCTTCCGGTTCCGGCACGTCGACGACACCGCGTGGACGGTCTGGGAGGCGTCCGTGCAGCCCGGCGCGAAGGGCGGCGGCAACAACGACGCCACCTCCTGGTCGGCGACGATCATCCGCTCGGGCGCGGCGACCACGGCGGCGGTCGTCTAATGGCCGAACCCGAGCAGTACTTCGACTTCGACGCCGAATGGGAAGCCGAAGCCCAGGAGCCCCTGCACATCAAGGTGAAGGGCCGCTTCTACGCGCTGCCGCCCGAACTGCCAGCGCTGGCGATCCTCAACGCCGTCAAGATGCAGAAGAAGGGCATCCACAACGTCACGATCGACGAACTGCTCGACACGATCGGGATGCTCACCGGCGGCCGCGAGAACGCCGAGCAGATGATGAAGGACGGCATCGGCATCAGCCAGCTGTACGGCGTCATGAACCGCACGATGAAACTGGTCCGCGAGGGCCTGCCTGCCGAGATGCGCGACCAGCTGGACGCCCAGGGGGAACCGCCGGCCCCGGCACCGCTCGGGGCCTCCATGTCATCCACTGCGTCCTAGTCCACTGGGGCCCGCTGTACGCGGACTGGCGGCGCGAATACCACGGCGACCTCGCCGAGGAGATGCGCGCGGGCCTGTCGTGGCGGCGGTTCTGCCTCCTCGTCGGCGGCCTCTCCGACGCCTCCGTGTGGCGGGCCCGCGCCAGCAAGGAACCCGAGGACATCCCCCGCGAGAACACTGCCGAATGGCAGTCCATCACCGCCCAACTGCGGGCCTGACAACCACATAGGGGGTGGCCCATGGTGATGACGATCGGCGAGCTCGTCGGGTACGTCGGCCTCGACAACACCGAGTTCAGGCGGGGCCTGGACGACTCCGAGTCGCGGTTCGACCGGTTCGGCGACGGGCTGCAGACCGCCGCGGCCGCCGCCGGCCTGGCCGCGGGCGCGGCGCTCGGTGCCGCGCTCGGCGAGGCCATGAACATCGAAGTCGCCACGGACAAGGTCGCTGCGCAACTGGACCTGACCGCCGAGGAGTCCGAGCGGGTCGGCGACGCCGCGGGCACGCTGTTCGCGAACGCCTACGGCGGGTCCATCGAGGAAGTCAACGACGCCCTTCGCGGGGTCATCGCGAACACGGGCGACCTGGGCGACATCACCGATCAGGAACTGACCGACATGGGCGCGAAAGCGCTCGACCTGGCCGTGATCCTCGGCGAGGACGTCACCCGCGTCACCCAGATCGCTGGGCAGGCCGTCCGTGAAGGCCTGGCCGGGAACATGGTCGAGGCGTTCGACCTGATCGCCGCCGCATCCGCGGAGACCATGCCCGGTCTGCAAGCCGACGTCCTGGACGCCGCCGACGAGTATGGGCAGTTTTTCGCCCAGCTCGGGTTCTCCGGTGAGGAGGCCTTCGGGCTGCTCGCTGCCGCGAGCGCGGGCGGCACGTACGAGATCGACAAGACCGGCGACGCCTTGAAGGAATTCTCGATCAAGGCGACGGACATGTCGACCTCCAGCGTCGCTGCGTTCGACGCGATCGGCATGGACGCCGAGACCATGTCGAACCGGATCCTCGCCGGCGGCGACACCGCGAAGACCGCGTTCGACGAGATCGTGAACGGGCTCCTCTCCATCGAGGACCCCACCGCCCGCGCCAACGCCGCCATCGGCTTGTTCGGTACCCCGCTGGAGGACATCGCGGTCACCGACATCCCCGCGTTCCTCTCCGGGCTGGTCGACGCCGAGGCTGCGCTGGACAGCACGGGCGGCGCCGCGGACCGCATGGGCGCCACCCTCAACGACAACGCGGCCGCCTCGTTCACGACCCTCGGCCGGACCATCCAGACCGACTTCGTCGAGGCCATGGAGCCAGCGCTCCCGCTCCTGCAGCAGCTCGCGGGTTGGCTGATGCCCCTCGCCCCGTACCTCCTCCCGATCGCGGCCGCAATCGGCCTCGTGACCGCAGCGCAATGGCTGTGGAATGCCGCGATGCTGGCGAACCCGATCGGTTTGATCATCGTCGCGATCGTTGCCCTGATCGCGATCGTCGTTGCCCTGGTGCAGAACTGGGACACGATCCGCGCCGTGATCGTCGTCGGTTGGGAGCTGATCAAGTCCAAGGCGAGCGAGATTTTTTCGGCGATCGGTGAATTTTTTCTCCAATGGTGGCCGTGGATTTTCGCGATTTTCACCGGCGGTCTCTCGCTCGTCGTCGGCTGGGTGATCGCAAACTGGGACGAGATCAAGTCCGTGACGTCCACAGTGTTCAACGCCATCGGCAATTTCTTCGTCGGCATCTGGCGCTGGTTCGAACAGCAGTTCGATATCGGGGTGCGGGCGATCGCCGCGGTCCTCGCCTGGTTCGGCTCACTGGACGACAAATTCCGGGCCTGGTTCGGTGCCGCCAAAGACGCCGCCGTCCAACGGATGGTCGCACTCGTCACCTGGGCGAACGGCCTCCCCGGGCAGATCCTGGACGCCCTCGGCGACCTCGGCTCCTACCTGCTCGACAAGGGCGAGGACCTCCTCAACGGCCTGTGGAACGGCATGAAGAACGTAGCCGGGTCCATTAAGGACTGGATTTGGGGCCTGCTCGAGGGCATCGCCGGGGACGTGAAGGACTTCTTCGGCATCGCGAGCCCCTCCCGGCTGATGATGGGCTTCGGCGAGAACATCGGCGCAGGCCTCGCCCTCGGCATCCGCAAGTCCATCGCGGGCGTCTCCATCGCCTCCAACGTCCTCGCCACCGCCGCACTCCCCGACATCGGCGGCACCAACGCCAGCGCCGCGGCAGCGGCCGTCCAGTTCTCCGAAGCCGACCGCGAGCTCCTGAACCGCGTCGCGTCCTCCATGGGCCGCATCGAGGTCACCACGTACGGGCCCACCCGGACCGAGATCAACCGAGTGAACGCGATGGCGGTGGATTGATGGCGCTGGACCCCGGACAGATCCGCGTGAACGACCTCGTCATGGGCCGCGGCACGCCCTACATCGTCCGCGGCTTCAACCCCTGGAAGCGGCCCCTCCGCCAAGGGCGAGGCGGCCCGGTCCCGTTCGGACACGGCCGCTGGAAGGGTGCCCAGTTCCGCGACGCGGTCCCGGTCCCCATGACCGTGATCATCATGGCCCCCAACCCCGCCGACTGGGTGCCGCTGCACGACGCCCTCGCCGCCGCGTTCGACGCGATCGGCACCAGCTCGATCGAGCACGAGCTCGAATGGAACCTCCACGGCTACGAACGGATCATGTTCGGCACCGCCGAGGGTACCGACCCCGACCCGCAACGCGCCGGCGTCGGCATCTCCGTTGAGTCGTGCATGTTCACCGCCTCAGACGACCGCACGTACTCCGCGGTCGAGCACTCGGTCGAGATGGGACTCCTGTACCGCACCGGCGGGTTCGGGGTCCCGTTCCGCGTCCCGGCCGTCTCCCATTCTGTCGTCGCCGGTGGCGAGGTCGACGTCTTCAACGCTGGTAAAAGCCCCGCGACACTGCTGCTGCGGATCACCGGGCCCGTTCCGGCACCGCGCATCTCGGTGGTCACGGACACGACGTTCCAGATGCTGTCGCTTGACACGGTGCTCGGCGCGGACGACTGGCTCGAGGTCGACACCCAGAAGCAGACCGTCATGTTGAACGGCTCCACAACCCGCCTGTTCGACCATTCCGGCGACTGGCCGCTCCTGCCGCCCGGACCGGCATTGATCCGGTTCGAGTCCGACCACTACGGACCCGTCCCCCGACTCACCGCGCGCTGGCGCGACACCTACTAGGAGGTTCTAGTGCCTGACGCTGCATGGATGAGCACCGGCCCCACGACCACCGTGGGGACCGCGACCGTCACCGCCGCCAGCGGCCTGCTCACGACCGCGGCCGCGCACGGCCTGGTCGACGGCCAGCTCGTCTACACCGCATCGCCGACGCTCGGCGCGATCGGCGTGCTCGTCCCGAACGCACCGTACTGGGTCGCCCTCGTCTCCACGTCCACGTTCCGGCTGCGCCCGTCCCCGGGCGGGCCCACCATGGTGTTCACCTCCGACGGCGAGGTGACGGTCAAGCTCGCCGGCGCCGAGTACGCCGACGACGAGCTGCGCCGCCTCGACCTGCCGCTCATGTGGCCCGGCGCGACCGGCGCGACCACCGTCTCCGGCATCCGTCCCGGCAACCCCGCCGTGAGCCTCGCGGGCTACAACGTCACGTTCGGGCCCTGCGCGGGCATCACGTCGGTCACGTCCGCGCCGTGGACGGCCATCTCCGGGCCGTACCGGTGGATGCTCACCACCGACAGCACGCAGTCGATCGCCCCCGCCGACCCCTCGCAGGTCCGCGTGGACCGGCTCGTGGCCCGCATCCAGGACACCACCGTCGACAGCTTGGGGTTCCGGCACGCGATCGGCGCTATCAAGACCGGCACACCGGGCCAGCCCGCACCGGCCATCGACCCCGGCGAGGTCGATCTGGGAACGGTGCAGATTGGCGTCAACGGTTCTCCGGCCCCGGCGCTCACGCTCGCGCTGGCTGACCTGACCGCCCTCGGTGGCACGAAGCCGGTCGCCAACTTCGCCAGCTTGCCGACCGTCGGCCGCTACAGGGGTATGCGCTGCTACCTCATCGACGAGGCCACCGAGGTCGTCTGGACCGGGTCCACCTGGGAACGGTTCGCCTCGGCCGCCTCCTACGGCGCCACGCGGCGGATCGCCACCTCGACGCGCATCGGGAACTCGGCCGGGTTCTCCTCCGAGGCCGTGATCCAGACGATCAGCGCTGTCCCCGTCGTGAGCGGCCGGACCTACCGCATTCGTTGGGTCGCGGACGTCGCCTCCACGGCCGCCTCGTCGACCGCTGTCGAGTCCGCGCGTTGGCGCATCCGCGACACCAACCTTGCCGGGGCGGTCCTCCAGTACACCCACACAGCGATCGCCATGGCTAACAACGACTTCGGCGCGGTCGTGGAGACCGAATGGGTCGCACCGAGCACCACCACCAAAACCTTCGTCGGCACTTGCCACCGAGCCTTCGGCTCCGGCACGTTCTCCTGCAACGCGAACGCCAACGAACCGTCCATCCTCTCTGTGGACCAGGTGCTCGGGTAGCGCATGGCACTCCCCGACCCCACACAGGTCTCCGGCCCGGTCGGTACCCGCCTCCACATCCCGACAGAGGAGGGCAACGACGGCCAGGTGGTCCACCCGGCCGTCGTGCACACCCCGGACATGTTCGGTGGATACCTCTACTGGATGGCGGCCAACCCGTACCCCGGGAGCGACGACAGCAAAGAGGACCCCTGGATCTACGCCTCGTTCGACGGCATCAACTGGGTTGTGCCGCTCGGCGTCTCGAACCCCATCGACGACATGCCCGGCTCGCCCGGGCCGTACAACAGCGACGTCGACCTCCGCTACTACGACGGGACGCTGCATCTTTTCTGGAGGTACTACGACGGCAGCGGAGGCAGCGCAGGCACCGAGGAGCGCATCTACTACACCTCGAGCATCGACGGCCGCACCTGGTCCCCGAAAGCGCTGATCTACTCCTCCGACCACACCGTCAGGCGACTGCTGTCCCCGTGCTTCCTCTACGAGGGCGGCGCGTGGGCCATGTGGGCGGTCGACATCACTCCCGCCCCGAACCAGGTCGTCCGGCTGCAAGGCGGAGCCCTGCCCACCAGCACGTGGGGCGACCCGGTGGGCGTCTCCATGGGCCCCATGCCCGACGAACGCGAAGCCTGGCACCTCGGCATCATCCGAACCGCTGACGGGTACATCGGGCTGCTCAACGACCGCTTGATCGGGGGCTCCTCCGGCGACCTCCTCATGGTCGTCAGCAGCGACGGGCTCACCTGGACCAACTCCGGGACGTCGGTCATCCCCCGCGAGCAGCCCGGCGAGCACACCAGCCTCTACCGCGCGGTCCTTCTGCCCGACACCGACGGCGGCATCCCGGGATGGCGCGTCTGGTACTCCGGGTTCCGGACCGAGTCGGACTCGATCTGGCATATCTACCGCACCTTCATCCACGCCCCGTACGTCCCCCCGGCCCCGGAGACGCCCACGCAGATCGGGTCCGCCGTCGTCCGCACGACGGTCGAGTGGGTCGCCTGCGACGTCAAGACCGGCAACAAGGTCGCCTACCTGCACGGCCTCACCGGGGGGATATCGCGGGCCCTCGGCGCGTACACGTCCGACACGCTCACCATCCCCGCGCCGCTGGCCGGCCCGCTCGCGCTCGGCGGCCTCCTCGACCAGGCCATCGGACCCGACCAGTTGCCGACGCGCATGATCGTCGCCGTCATCAACGACATCCCGTCATGGGCGGGCATCATCTGGCGAGTCCGCGGCGGCTCGTCCGCGACCATCGAACTCGGGTGCGCCACACCGGAGTCATACCTGGATCGCCGGTTCATCGGCAATTTCTCGTTCCAGCAGAGAGACCAGGCGCTCCTCGCCGCCGCGCTCATCGACGCCGTCAACGAGGAGGGCATCAACCTCGCCGTCGACGCGCCGCTGTCCGGCGTCCCCCGTGACCGCGACTACTTCGACGACGAGGACGCCACGTTCTACCAGCGGCTCACTGAGTTGATGGACGTGAACAACGGACTCGAGTGGACCATCGACCTCGACTGGAAAACGCCTCGCAAACAGGCGGTGCAGTTGATCTTCCGGGCCCGGAACCGGATCGGATCGACCATCCCCCGCGGGCCGCTCTCCACCCGCTCCGATGCGGTCACGGAATACGAGGTCGTCCACGACTACGGCAAGGGCGCTGGCGCGAACGACGTCCTCGCCTACTCCTCCGGTGAGGGCGAGGACCGCCCCGAGTCCAGGCACATGCGCAACGAGGCCGCGCTCGCCGCCGGCGTCCCCCGCGTCGAGCACCGGTTCACACCCTCGACCTCCATCCGCGATGACGGGGTCCTAGACGCGCACGCGATCAGCGAACTATTCCGCCTCGACGGCGGCACCACGACGCTTGCCATCCAAGCCCGGTGGAACCTCGCGCCCGCCCGCCTCGGCGTGGACCTCAACCTCGGCGATAACACCGCGTACGACGTCCTCGGCCACATGCACCCGACCGGCCTGTCCGGCGTCGGCCGCCTAGTCGGCTACCGCCTCGACCTCGACGAGGGCCTGTTCGAGCCCTACCTAAGGATCTGATCGCTCATGAGTGAAGCTGACGGCATGTTCCTCGGCAACCTGCAACGGCGGGTCGCCAAGCTCGAATCGCTGGTCACGATGCTCACCTCCGGGCGTCGCATGGAATCCGCCTCCATCGGCGCGGGCGGCACCCGCTACCACTCCGGCGGCTCATCAACGTACGAGGGCGGCGGCGGCGTCTACATCCGCGACGGTGGCACCCAGTTCGTGCAGGGCGGCAAGATCACCGCGGCCGACCCGGCGGGCGAGCTCGTGTTCGAGGTCGACGCTGGCGAGAGCCCGTCCATCTTCATGCGCCAGGAACTGATCCGGCAGCTGTCACTCGAGATCTTCGCCGCGCGAATCCATTCGGCCTTCGATCCCGATATCGCGCAACGGAACAGCGAGGTTTTCGGCAACCCGACCAACGGGGCTGCCGTCGGACCTGCCGCGACCGGCGTCGACATCATCACCGGTTCCGCGCTGATCATGGTCTCCGCCAACATCGAGTTCTCCACGTCCAACAACGCCGCGAACAGCACCCCCCGGGTGGGCGGTGCCATCGGTGTCCAGATCTCCGGGGCGACCACCGTGAACCCGGACGAGGAGATCGGCATCTCTGCGCAGTCGTTCAAATCGCGCTCTGGCGGGGCTGTCTCCCTCGTCGACGGCATCGTGAACGTGACCACCACGACTGCGGTCTACCTCCAGACCGGGCTGAACCCCGGCCCCCACGACTTCACGCTGAAGTACCGCAAGTGGCTGTCGAGCACCGACTACGTAAACGTCGACGCCCGATCCCTCACGGTCATCGCCTTCTAGACCCAACCCACCACACCACCGGCCCGGCCGGCGCTTCGCCGTGCCCGAGAGGAGACCACTATGGCCCGATGGACCGACCTCGCCCGATGGCGAGGACCCTCCCCGAACATCGGCGCGGGCGACCAGAACGAGCACCGCGGCCTCGTCGTCCACATCGCTGACGGCTGGTTCGAAGGCACGATCTCGTGGCAGCGCAACAACGACTCGAACATCTCCTCACACTTCGTCGTCGGCCGCGACGGCCAGATCGCCCAGATGGTGGACACCAGCGACGCCGCCTGGACCCAGCGCTCCGGCAACGGCGAATGGCTCTCGGTCGAATGCGAAGGCTTCACCAAGGGCCACCGGCTCAACCCCGGCGGCTGGGAGCGGCTCAGCGACAAGCAGATCGACGCCGTCGCGCGCATCCTCCTCAAGTGCCACCAGGTCTACAGCATCCCCCTCCAGGTCATCAGCTCAGCGACCGGCCGGGGCCTGGGCCACCACTCCATGGACCCCGACTGGGGACACCAGTCCTGCCCCGGCGCCCCGATCATCGCCCAGAAACCGGCCATCGTCGCACGCGCGGTGGCCCTCAAGAACGGAAACGGAGACGACGACATGCCCACACCGAAGGAACTCTGGCACACGGACGGCCTGATCGACGCGCCCAGCGACGCCCCCGACCGCAAGACCAACCCCTACTGGGCGCCGGCCTCGGCGCTGCGCGGCACGCTCGAGCGCGTCTATCACCTCCCGCAGGACGTGAAAGCGATCAAGGCCGGACAGGCCGCCATCCTCGCCGCCGTCAAGGGCCTCGACACCAAGGCCGTGATCGCAGCCGTGAACGCGGCCGCCGCCGCCGACGCTACCCGCGACGCCGAGCTGCTCGCCGAGCTCCGCGACCTCGCCTCGGGCGGGGCCACTGCTCAGGAGATCGTCGACCAGCTCGCCGCTCGGCTGTCCAGCCGAGCTGAGTAGCGCATGACTGTCGACCTGGTGCCGCTGATGGCGGTCTTGGCGTCGGCGACCGTCGTCATCGGCGGCGTGTTCGCCGGACTGCGCTGGCTGGGAAAGAAACTGGACAAACGGATGCAGGAGGTTGCGATCGCCTCGAAAGCGACCCAGGCACAACTGGAGACGTCGGACGACAAGACGATCGCCGACCACGTCCAGGAATCGTCTCGCGAGATTACGAGCATCAACGGCCACATCGAAACCCTGATGAAGTTCGCCGAGCAGAACCGGTCCCGGTCGATCCGCGCGGAGATGCTCGCCGAGCACGCACACGACCGACTCGACAAGCACCTGGCGAATGACCACGGATTCCACGTGTCGCCGAAGAACCAGAAGGAGAACTGACATGTCCCAGCCCACCCGCGGCTACCTGTACCGCATCGCCCTCGCGATCCTGCCGATCCTCGTCGCGCTCGGCCTGATCACCATCGAGATGTCCGGCCACGTGACCGGTCTCCTCGTCGCCGTCTTCGCCGTCGGTGAGGCCGGTCTCGGCATGGCCGCCGCGCACACGCCCACCAAGACGAACCGGCGGACGAACGGATTCGCCGACGAATAGACGCACCAACGCTCGATGCAGAACGCCCCCGCTCCGATGGAGCGGGGGCGTTTCGCTGCGCCCCGGTCCTGATCCCCACAGATCGCTGGCGCCTGGTCGCGCAACGACTCTAACGGCCACCTACGACACGGTCCGGGAGACGCGCCGGGTCATCGCCGCTTCACCGTCCACTCCCGCACGATGCCGCGCGAGTCTGGAAGCGCCATGATCCGCTCGGCCGCGGCAATCGCGTCGTCGGCCGACCGGTAGGCGGTGAGGAGCTGCGGGTCGTAGGTGTCGGTTACCCGCACGACGACGAGCCGCAGTTCGGCGACGGTGAGCGCACGGTGGGAGTGAACGCCAGTCGGCACGGCCTGCGCACGGAGTAGCGGTTCATCGGCCCAGTGCGCGACCTGGTCGAGGTGCAGGCGTCCATGGGTCATGATCACAGTTTCGCACAACTGTACGACCGGGCGAATCTGGCCGCGGCCGGTCAGCTGCGTCGGGTGCGCTGCCAGGCGAGCGGGTCGGCCTGGAGCACGGCCTCGGCGATCGCGCGGGCTGCGTCCGTCTTCAGCGACGCCATGCTGTTCGAGATCCAGTCCTCAACGTTGGCACCGCCGTGGCGGTACTCGACTGCCTGGATCAGGCACTCGAGTTTGTCGGCGTCCTTCGCGCAGAGCGCCTCTGGAGACTCGTTGTCCTCGAACTCACTGACGGCGCCGGTGATGAACGCGGCCACAGGGTCGGGCATGTCCGCTACCTGGTCGGCAACGATGTCCTCGGCGGGGGCAGCGGTGAGGTAGCGGCGGCCGACGTGGGGGATGTCGCCGACGCGGGTTTCAGGGGAGTCGTGCAGGACCGCGAGCAGCGCGGCCCGGTTGGGGTCGGCGCCCTCGATGGACGCGATGATCATGGCGACCACGGCTGTGCGATGGGAGTGCTCGGCGACAGACTCAGGGTCCTTAATCTGCGCGAACCACCAGCCCGTACGCTTGATTCTCTTCAGATTTCCGGCCTCGAGCAGGTATGTCGCGATGCCGTCCAGGTCCGTCATGGCTGCCCCTCCGCGGTGTGCCCCTGCATCATCAGTGCGTAGCGGACCGAGCGTAGCTCACCCTCCGCGCGCAACGATAGAGCGCCGGAGTCCAGCAGCAAGCCCGACTGGCCCAAAAGCCGCGCCGTCGCGTCGGGATCGTCGGCGGGCAGGCCCGGCCGCACCCGGAGCAACGACCAGAGCGTGTGAATGTTCAGCTCGGTCCGCGACGAGGACGGGTCGAGCCGCCGCGTCAGGTGCCCGTACAGGCGCGTTCCGCGCCAGCGCAGCGACCGTGAAGCCATGAAATCATCGCTGCGCTGGCGGTCGTGCGCGTCGCCGCACCAGTACGCCCAATACTGGAGATTCGCGGTCTCCCAGGCGTCGTCCGCGTGCTCGATGAACCCGCGAAGCGGCTCGGGGTCTCCAGCGCGAGCGAGCGCGATCGCGAGCGACCGCGCCCGCGGCCAGTGCGGGGTCCAACCCGCCACCCGCCGGAAGTGCTCCATGGCATCCGGGTCGGGCCGCGCCGGCGCCGTCGTCGAGAGGTCGGGGTCGTCGCTGGCGAGGAACACCGCCTGGCGGTGCAGCAGCGGCGCACGGCCGGCGGCGCGCTCGGCCAGGACGCGCAGGTTCGCGAATACGGCCCGCGCTTCGCCGGGGTCGAGTTCGGGCCGATCGGCCGAGGGCCCGCGGCGCGGGGCGGGCGGCCCTTCGGCGCAGACGCGCGGCGGATGTCCGACGAGCGCCCACGCCAGCATTTCGACAACGGCATGGCTGAGGACCGTCCAGCCGAGCGGGTGCGCGTCGAGGTCGACTGTTTCGGGCGGCATGTCGAGCAGCGCAGACAGAAGCAGATCGGCGTCGGTGGCCGGGCTGAGCGCGGCCACGAGGTCGCCCCTCGCGCCGAGCGCGACAAGTCGGTGCGCGAGCTCGTTCACATCGCCGTAGCTCGCCGCGGTGATCGGTCGACGGCCCGACTCCCAGCCCTGGATCGTGCCGCGGTCGACGCCGATGATCGCCGCCAGCTCCTCCTGTGTGGTCTCGGCCGAGAGCCTGCACAACCGGATCAGGTAGCCGCTGATGATGCCGCGCCGAGGGCGCGGTCGGGGGGTCGTCGGCATCGCATCCTCCCAAACGCGTACCGCCAGTAAGCGTGTCGCCTCCGACGACGTCGGAGACGCGCGCGGACCGCACTCGCTACACGCACTGTCGGGCAGTGGTCCCGGTCACGCGTCAATCGTAGCGTTGTTGTCACCAGGACGCGCAGTCACGGGCCGCCGTCCTCCCACGGCGGCCCGTATATCCATAAGGGACAGATTTTGATGCACAACAGGGTGGACCATCCGATGACACACCCCCGCGGCTATCGGCGTCCGTCGCCACCCGAGATCCCTGACGACTACCAGCTCACGGCACAGTGGCGCACGGGCCCAACGACAGCGAGCCTGGCCGTAGAGGTTTGGGGTCGCCGCATCCGACGCGACGCGCTCCTTCGCGTCATCGACGACGCCGGCGCTATGGACGCCGGGACCGTCGTCGCCGGCGGCACCGACGCTGCCCGCGTCGACTGGACCGAGCAGGCCCGCGCCGAGTACGGGGAGGACTGGCTCGACGCCCAAGGGCAGGCCATCGTGAAGCACCTCGCGATCCGTTGGGGCGAGGTATGACCGGCCTGGCCGTGCCCCCCAGGACCACGGCCAGGCCGCCACAGACCGAGAGCATCGCGCCTCTCGAAGGGGAGCCCGCCCGGCACTCCTGCTGGACGGGCTCCCGGCCGCCGCGCGGTGGGGCACGGCGGCCCCCACGCTCCCGGCCCTTACGGGCGTAGGCCGGGACCTAGGCCCGGCCGTGTGCTCACCGGTCACGGTCGGGCGTCAAACTCCCGGTCCCGCGATTGGTGGACGAGCCCTAGGGCTCGGGCGGGGCCGGGGCGGCATCCGCCTAGCGGGACGCGTCATCCTCGTCGGGCTCAGCATCCTCCTCGTTGAGGTACCGCTCGAGGGCGAGCATCACCAGGCCGCTCGCCGGCATCCTGCGCTCACGCGCGTACGCCTCGGCGCGCCGCCACAGCTCGAGGTCGTCTGCCCTGACGTAGATCGATACCTGTCTGCCAACTGATTCGCTCACCCCACACACGATGAAGTCTGCATAGACCTGTACAGGCCTGTGGAGATGCGATATCGTCCCTGCGCGTCCTGCGCCCCCGTAAGCGAGCCCGGCCGTACAAGCGTGACAGCACCGGCGGCCGGGCTCCCTCCTCCATCCCGGTGTCAGATAGAGGACACTCCATGGTGTGGTTCTGGAGGGGAAAAGAGGCCGCCAGCCGGGTCCACACCCGGCTGGCGGCCTCTTTCGTGCCTGACTTCATATCGGGTTATTGAGCGTCAGTGTTCAGTGTTGCACGAGTACCCGTTATGTTGCTCATATGCTTATCTCACCCCAGGTTCGTCGGGCGGGTATCTACACCCGCGTCTCACGTGACAAGCGTCGCGGTACCGCCCGCGAGGCCGCCTCGGTCGAACAGCAGGAGTCCGAGGCCCGCGCCATCGCCGAAGAACTCGGCATCCATGTTGCCGAGGTCTACTGCGACAACGACGTGTCCGCATCCCGTTATAGCACGAAGACCCGAAAAGACTGGAGTCGCTTCGTCGCCGACATCGCCTCCGGGGCGATCGACTTCGTGTTCCTGTGGGAGTCCTCGCGCGGGTCTCGACGGCTCTCGGAGTGGTCCACGTTCCTCGACCTCGCCCGCGACAACGGCGTCCCGGTCCATGTCGTCAGCCACGAGACGACCTACGACCTCCGCAAGCCCCGGGACTGGAAGGTGCTGGCCTCCGAGGGGGTGGAGTCCGCGGCGGAGTCCGACAAGACCTCACTGCGGATCAAGCGCGACAAGGCCGCGCTCAGGCGCGAAGGACGGCCGGACGGGCTGGTGCCGTTCGGGCACACCCGCGAGTACGACCCGAAGAGCGGCACCTTGCTGCGGCAGGTCCCTCACCCGGCCGAGGCCCCGGTCGTGGCCGAGCTGTTCGCGCGGGTCCTCGCCGGCGAACCTATCTCCCGGATCGCCGCCGATTTGAATCAACGGCTAGACCTGCCTGAGGACGACCCGAAGCGTGTCCCGCTGACGCGGCGAGGTTCGCGCTGGCGGCCCGACAGTGTCCGGCGGACGGTCATGAATCCGGCGCACATCGGGATGCGCCCGAAGACGGGCACCGATGAGCTGATGCTGGGGGGTTGGGAGCCGATCGTGTCGGAGGACACCTGGTGGGCGGTGCACCGCCTCCTGACCGATCCGTCGAGGAAGCGCTCCAAGCCGGGAAACGCGAAACACCTTTTGTCCAACATCATGACGTGCGCGGAGTGCACATCGACGGTCGGAGTCCACAAGGTCTCCGGTGCCGCGAGGTATGCGTGCCGCGGCCTGCTCGCCGACGGGAGCCCCGCGAAGAGCAACGGCTGCGTGGCGATCAAGCAGGAATGGGCGGACCTGCACGTGAAGCGCTTGGTGATCGCCCGCCTGTCCGAGCAAGGACTGTTCGCGAAGGCGGGCGCCGAGCCGAACGACTCCGCTGCGGTCGCCGCGCGGGCGCGGGCAGACCAGCTGCGCGCGAAGCTCGACGAGATGTGGGCGTACGTCAAGCGGGGCCTGCTGACCATGGACGAGTACGTGGACGCGAAGCAGGAGCTGCAGCCGCAGATCGCTGCGGCGGAGGCGGCATCGCAGATGAGCGGGATGCCGCCGCTGGTGCGGACGCTGATGGGCCTGCTCGGCGACGCGGGCGACGCGGAGATGCGCAAGAAGTTGATGTGGCGGGCGTGGGACAAGATCGAGATCGCGGGCCGCCGGGACTTGGTCAAGGGGATGTTCGCCCGGTTGGAACTGAAGCGGGGCGTGCAGCGGTCGAGGACATTCGATCCCGATCGGATCGGCTACGAGTGGCGCAACTGGGACGGGTCGGAGCAATAGAAGGCGGCGACCCCAGGGATCTTCTCCCACCATCCGGGGCCGCCGCCTCGCGTCCGCAAGCCAGCGCCGGTGGCCTGCGGGCGCGTCCTATGAGAGCCGTCTCGGTCCCTGCTGCTGCTCGGGGATGCCTTCTTCAACGAACGCCTGGCCGAGCGCTCGTCCCTGGCGTTCGATTCGGTCGAGCCGCTGCCAGGTCCGTCCCTGTCCGTGTCGTATCTTGCGGACCTCCTTGACGAGTTGTTCGTGGCGGGTTTCGAACTCGCCGCAGATGCGGTCGGCAACCTGCCTGAGGGCGCAGAACAGGTACCAGGCGAGCGTGGAGCACACGCACGCAAGCCAGAAGTTCATGAGGACGCTCTGGTGCTGGTTCGGGACGATCGGCTCCCGCAGGTGGACGAGGACGAGGACGGTTCCGACGAGTGCGGGCACGGCTCCGTAGAGGTAGGGCCGGACGGGGGTTGCGGCTTGTGGCCGCGGTTCCTGTTGGTCGGTCATGCGTGGCGCTCCGGTGGTCCGGTGTGGATGGATGGCGTGACAGCACCGTGGACAGAACACTACGTGTCGGATTCATGACATTCAATGGTCCGTTCAGGCAAGGGTTTCCAAACCGATGCGGCGCAACCCACCATGAACCGCAACCGTGTACGGATTCACTCGTACGGGTGACTACGCCCGCTTGCGTTCGTCCTTTTCGTCCTTGAATGCCGCCTCGAACATCAGCTCCGCGCTGCGCAGGATCGCGCGGTAACTCTCCTTGTCGGACTCAGGAGTGTTGGGATTCTTGAGCATGACCCGTGCCCGCCTGATCTGTCCCTCAAGGGTTGAGACGTCGATGTCCAGCCAGCCCAGGAGCGCGGCGGGGACGGCGAAGTCCAAACCGAGGTTGTCGCAGAACTTCTTGACCGCTTCGATGCTGGGCTCTTTGGTGTCTTTTCGGTTGATCCACCGGTAGATGGTGTTCCGTCCCAGGCCGGACGCCTCGATGAACTCCCCCATTGTCCGGCCCTCCTCTTGGGAGGACCAGACCTCTGCCACCCCCGCGATCCAGTCCGCGAACTTCTGCCGGGGGGTGTCCTCTGGATGGGACATGTATAGAGCGTAAAGGCGCTTCGTCTGCCGCTGTCGGTAGCTGGACGGTTTGTCCCTCGCGTGGAACACCCTTCGGCGCGCCCGCGCCCGGAAGGGCTGCTCTCTGATTCTCATGGAACCATGATGATGTCCCATGCACAGGACAGGAATAGTACTTTCGGACAACCTCATGTCATCCTAACGGTCACTGTCCCACGCGTGGGATACGTGCTTAACTTGTCCCATGCATGGGACACTGAAGGCGATCAGAAGGTACGACGTCAACGGCGTGACCTGCTATCTCGCCAGCGACGCGAAGGACCTCCTCGGGGTGGACCGCAAGACCATCACTCGCCGCCAGAAGGCCGGCCGGTACACGCGGATCTGGGACGAGGACCTCAAGCGCGTGATGGTGCCCGTGAAGGAGATCGACGCCGAGCTTCTCGGCAAGCCGGAAAGCGAGGACGCCGATGGCTAACCACGATGGCGACCGCCCCCAGGGTGCCCCGCCCGCGCCGAAGCCGACGCCGAACACCGGTCCGCCAAGAAACTGCGCGGCGGACGGCCAGGCGTACGCCCCGTTCCCGCCGGACATCGAGCGGCTCATCACCCGGATTGTGGGCCCCGCACTCCAGGCCGCCGCCGAGGAGATGGCGGCCGAGCTGGAATCCGAAGCGCTCGCCCGCGCCGCATAGACCACTTCCCGCCGACGCTCCCCAGGTCGTCGGCAGGGCCGCCCCGAAGGGACGCGGGGCGGCCCACCCAGCGGCGTAGCGCAGAGGTAGCGCGCCGGTCGACATGAGACCGGAGGTCGGAGGTTCGAACCCTTCCGCCGCAACGAGAAAAGCCCCTTTGGCCACTGAACCTGGCCGCCGGGGCGGATCTCACGACAGCAGAAATCTCTTGAACGGAGAAAGTCGTGAAGACCAGCAACCAGACTACCCGGAGCGGCGACAAGCCGCTCCCGACCCGCATCGTCCGTGACGAGACGTGCCCCGCCTGCGGGTGGGGCGAGACTTTCGCCGAGGTCGATCTCACGAAGGAGACCCCGGGAGCGGACGCCTACGGGTGCTCCAAGTGCGGGTGGCGCTATGAAGGCCCGGCCGCGCCGTCGCCCATCTACTACGAGCCCGAGCACGACGAGGACACGGCCGCTGCGGTCCGCATGGCGTTCGCGAAGCGCGGATACATCGTCACCACCGACGAGGACGAGTTCGACCAGTACTCCATCACCGTCGCAGCGGACGGCACTTTGACCGTCAACGACGGCGACTGGGGTGCGGTCCTTGAGCCCGTCGGCGACTACCCGACGGTCAGCGAGTACGTCGCCGCTGTCGCCGACTGGTTCGAGGCCGATGATGCCGATGTCGCCGACGGCCCGGCCGAGCCGTACGCCGCCCAGAAGGCCGAGCGCGCCGCGTGGATCGCCGGAATGCGGGCCCTCCTCGACATCCTCGAAGCCGAGCCCGACATCCGCCTCCCCCGGATCGCGAAGGACCCGGTCGCGTTCTACGTCGGCCAGCCGCTCCAGTCGGCGCGGATCGCGAAGCACCTGGATGGCTGGGAGATCCACGACCGGCCTGAACGGATCTTCCGGTACGAGACGACCGGCCGCCTCCACGGCCTCGACGTCGCCGTGTACGTCGGCGACATGACGGGGGTGTCCGAGTGATCCCCGTGCCTGTCGCCGTCGGCTTCGCCGCCGCAGTCGTCGCCCTCCTCGCGCTGGCCGCGCTCGCGCTGATCGTCATGATCGCCGCCGAGGTCGCCGTCGGCTGGACCCCGCGGCCCCGCCCACGCCACCGCACCGACCGCCTCTCCCCGGGAGCCCAGTAC